CCGATGCGGGGAACTGTCGAAAAGCAGTTTGCGAAAGATAACCCGAAATGCTATGAGAAAAGCTAAGAAAAACACAGATAATCATATTTACGCCTACTACCAACAAATTAAAAATGGATCGGTGGTTGTGGGCCGCTGGATACGGCTATTGTATGAGTATTTGATAGCTGGTATTGAAAACGGGGCTTTCGTTTTTGATAATCGGCGGGCTAACGATGCGGTTGAGTGGATAGAAGCCCATTGTTTTCACACAGAGGGGCCATTAGCGCCGGGGCCGCTAAAATTGGAACTATGGCAAAAGGCTATGGTTAGCGCTATCCATGGGATTTATGATAATGCTGGAAATCCTCAGTTTCGGGAAGTGCTGCTAGTAGTTGCCCGCAAAAATGGTAAGTCTCTTATAGCGGCGGGCGAAGGAAATTATACTTTCCGCATGGATGGCGGTTATGGTGCTAAAGTTTTCTGCATTGCGCCGAAACTGGAACAGGCTAACATCATCTATAACAATATTTGGCAGATGATAACACTTGATCCTGAGTGGCAAAGGGAAAAAGAGATAGCAGACGAAAGAAACGAACATAACAAGAGGATACACGATAATTCGCATATTGCTTGCCATAGGCAATCTGAGTTAGCAATACCGGGTACAAACAGTAGCGTAAAGAAGATAGCGTTTAGCGCAAAGAAAAGCGACGGTTTTAACCCGTCGCTTTGCATATGCGATGAGATAGCCGCTTGGGAGGGCGACAAGGGCCTAAAGCAATATGAGGTTATGAAGAGCGCTCAGGGCGCGCGGCCTGATGGCCGGTTGCTATCATGCACAACTAGTGGCTATATCAATGATTCAATCTATGACGAATTACTAAAGCGTTCTACTAGGTTTCTGCTTGGTGATAGCAAGGAAACGCGCCTTTTGCCGTTTCTGTATATGATTGATGATTTAGACAAATGGAACGACATAAACGAATTAAGAAAATCTAACCCGAATTTGGGCGTATCAGTTTCCGTTGATTATATGCTGGAAGAGATAGCCATAGCAGAGGGAAATTTAAGCAAGCGCGCGGAGTTCATGACGAAGTATTGTTGCATCAAACAAAACTCTAGCCTTGCATGGTTGCCCTCACAAGTTGTAGATCGTGCTAGCGGGCCGGAATTGCGTCTAGAATCGTTTAGCGACTCCTATTGCGTTGGAGGTATTGACCTATCACAGACGCGCGATTTAACGGCTTGCACGGCGGTTATAGAGCGTGACGGGGAGTTGTATGTGTTCGCTAAATTCTTCCTGCCGGCTGAGAGGATCGAAGAAGCGACACAGCGCGACGGAGTGCCATATAACATATACATCCAGCGCGGCCTATTGCAAGCAAGCGGTGATAACTTGGTAGATTATCACGATTGTTTTAATTGGTTTAGATCGCTTGTAGAGGATTACAAGATATTTCCGTTGCAAATCGGCTATGATAGATATTCGGCGCAATACTTGATTCAAGATTTGAAAACCTACGGCTTTCATTGTGATGATGTGTTTCAAGGCGAGAATCTATATTCCGTTATACAAGAAACGCAAGGGCTTTTGGAAGATGGGAAAATACACATAGGCGACAATGACCTATTGAAAATTCATCTTCTAAACAGCGCTATAAAGATGAGTACAGAGCGCGGGCGCGGAAAGTTGGTAAAGGTTAGTCCGAATGTTCATATAGATGGATGTGCGGCGCTGCTGGATGCTATGACAGTGCGGCAAAAATGGTATCAAGATATAGGGGAACAGCTAAAGAATTGAGGTGAAATAGAATGTCCCTGTTTGATAAACTGTTCGGCAATCGCCCGAAACCGCAAGGCGATTTTCAAGGCGTTTTTAAAATGCTGGACGGTTACACGCCTCGTTTCACCTCGTTTAATGGCGGGGTTTATGAGTCGGAACTAGTGCGAAGCGCTATCAATGTGCGCGCTACGCATATGTCTAAATTACAGATCCAGACGCAAGGCGCGGCTAAACCGGCATTACAGCTAAAGCTAAAGCACGGGCCTAATAGCTTTCAAACGTGGAGCCAGTTTCTATATAGACTGTCTACGCTGCTAGATGTGCATAACACGGCGTTTATCGTGCCTGTTTGGGATGAATACGGCGCTATTTCTGGTATTTATGCGCCGTTGCCGACTAGTTGCGAATTAGTCCAATATGGACAGGATCAAACGCCATATATTAGATATGAATTTAGCTGGGGCCAAAAAGCCGCCGTTGAATTGGAATATTGCGGCATAATGACGAAATTCCAATATAAAAGTGATTTCTTCGGTGAGACAAATCACGCGCTTATGCCGACTATGGAATTAATCCATATCCAGAAACAAGGCATAGAAGAGGGCGTAAAGTCGGCGGCGACTTATAGATTTATGGCGCAACTGTCCAATTTCTCTAAAGCTGAGGACTTGAAAAAAGAGCGCCAGAGGTTCACGGAAGAGAATTTTAGCAAAGACGCGAAGGGCGGCGGCTTGCTACTGTTCCCGAATACCTATGCGAACATTAAGCAAGTAGAGGTTAAACCGTGGGTAGTTGATGCGGATCAAGCAAAGGCCATTAGAGAAAACGTTAATTTCTATTTCGGCGTTAATGATGAAATACTGATGAATGAGGCATACGGCGATAAATGGGCGGCGTTTTATGAGGGCGCTATAGAACCGTTTGCTATCCAGCTTTCAGAGGTGCTAACCCGTATGCTGTTCACGTTTAGGGAACAGTCACAGGGCAACAAGGTAACGGCGACAACGAACCGTATTCAGTATATGACTAACGCCGATAAGCTGAATGTTACGCAAGGATTCGCAGATCGCGGAATGGCGACTATTGATGAATTGCGCGCAATATGGAACTTGCCGCCGTTGCCTGATGGGTTAGGGCAAAAGATACCTATTCGCGGTGAATATTACGATTTGGGCGAAAACACGACCATTACGCCGGTTAACGGGGGTGCTGATAATGAGTCTCAAAACAATTGAACAGAAACTAAATGAAGGGCGGCAGTATAGAAACATTGACGTTTCCAGCTTTGAGCGCCGCGCAGATGATAACGGTGAAATGATTGTAGAGGGATACGCTACAATCTTTAATGAACCCTATGAATTGTATTCTTTCGATGGTTATACCGTGCTAGAGCAGATAGACGCACACGCTTTTGACGAATGTGATATGTCGGATGTTATCATGCAGTATAACCATGAGGGCCGTGTGTTTGCCCGTACTTCTAATGGAACGCTGGAACTTACGCCAGACTTTAAGGGCTTGCATACGCGCGGGAGGCTTGGAGGTACAGATTTGGGTCGACAAGTCTATGAAGAAATCGACGGCGGTTATACTACAAAAATGTCGTTTGGTTTCCGAGTTGGTGAAGATAAGCGCGAAGTTACTGAGGATCACGAAAACAATACAGTTACCGTGCTTAGGACTATAACCAAAATTTCAAAACTGTTTGACGTTAGCGCCGTTAGCATCCCGGCTAATGACGCTACTTCAATATCTGCCCGAAATTACGTTGATGGAGTAATTGACGCAATTAAGCAGGAGAGGCTTGCGCGTGAAAAGCGCGAACGGCAGAAAAAGCAAATCCAAATTCTGTGTGAAATGTGAGGTATGAAAAAATGGATTATACTAAGATGACTATTGAGGAAATGGAAACCCGTAAGGCCGCTATTGCGGTTGAGTGTGAAGCTGAGGGCGCAGACCTTGACGCGCTGCAGAATGAGGCGCGCGAGATTAACGCCGAAATCGAAAAGCGCAAGGCTGAGGCCGCGATGCGAGAGGAAATCCGTAAGGCGGTAGCCGGTGCGAATGTGAAGGGCCGCAAGGTTGTTGAAGAGGAAAAGGGCGCTATGTCTCTTGATGAGGTGCGCAAGTCTGAAAAGTATATTGATGCTTACGCCCGTTATATCAAAACCGGCAATGCTGACGAGTGCCGCGCTATTCTGACAGAGACTAACCCCGGTTCTGTTTCGGGTTCTGGCCCCGTGCCGGTTCCCGTGCTGGTGGATGAGATTGTCCGCACTGCTTGGGATAATGACGAGATTCTTTCCCGTGTGCGTAAGACCTATTTTAGGGGCAATCTGAAAGTTGCCTTTGAACGTTCCGCTGATGCCGCTGTTGTGCATACTGAGGGCACTTCTGCGCCGTCTGAGGAAAGCCTTGTACTTGGCATTGTTACCATGATCCCGGCGAATATTAAGAAGTGGATTAAGATTACTGATGAGGCTGTTACCATGGGCGGCGAAACTTTCCTTCGCTATGTCTATGATGAACTGACCTATCAGATTATCCGCAAGCTTGCCGCGCTGGTTATCGGTGATATTTCTGGTGCGTCTACTTCCCATAGTTCTAGCGCCGTTGGTATTCCGAAGTCTAATCTTGCGCCCGCTATCGGCACGATTGCTAATGCTATGGGCTATCTGTCCGATGAGGCCCGTAACCCTGTTATCATTATGAACAGGCTTACCTATACTAAGTTTTATGCTGCTTATGCGGCTGGTAACTTCGCTGTTGATCCGTTTATGGGTCTGCCCGTGCTGTATAGCAATGCGCTGCCCGCCTATGATACCGCTAACAACAATGCGGTTTATGCTATTGTTGGTGACCTTAGCGGCGCTCAGGTTAACTATCCTGAGGGTGACGGCGTTGTTATTAAATGGGATGACCTCTCCGAGGCTGAGGCAGACCTTGTTAAGGTTGTCGGTAGGCAGTATGCCGCCCATGCTGTCACTGCTCCGGGCCGCTTCGTGAATATCACTAAGCCCGCCGCAGTTACGACCTAATGAGGGTTAAACTGCTTAGGGATCAGAGAATTAAGCATAATGCGGGGGAAATCGTGACGGTTTCCCCCGAGGTTGCTAATTTTCTGATTAGCACTAATTCGGCTGAATATGTCAAAGAGGCGGCAGAGGCTACAGAAAAGCCGAAACGTGGAAGGAAACAAAAATGAAATTGCTAATTGGTATTCCTACGCTAGATTTTGTCCATGTGGAGTTTATGAAATGCCTTGCGGCGCTTATAATGCGTCTGCGTGATAAGGGAATAAACTTTGATTTGGATATTGAATCTGGAACGCTAGTATATCTGGCCCGTGAACGCATAGCGCATAAAGCCATAAATGAAGAATATAGTCATGTTCTTTGGCTTGATAGCGATATGATTTTTAATCCTGATATACTGGATGACCTTATGTTTAGCGGACACGGCTTTGTGACGGGCATATATCACGCACGTCGCAAGGGCTACGCAAGTTGCATTTTCAAAGACATAGACGTTAACCACATAGAGCGATTCAAAGAGTATCCGCGAGAAACATTTGAAATTGCCGGTTGTGGCTTTGGGTGTGTGCTAACGGAAATGCAGATGCTTAAAACGGTTTGCCTTGCCAAAGGCACTTGCTTTACGCCGTTGCCTAGTTTGGGTGAGGATATAGCGTTTTGTCAACGCTGCCGCGAATTAGGCTATAAGCTGTACTGCGAACCGTCCGTAGTTTGCGGGCATATCGGGCATATTACAATCTATCCAGATGATCACGAAGCGTGGAAGAAAACAATTAGTAATTATATGGAGGTATAGTCATGGCTGATAATACGATGCTAACCGCCGTTAAAATGGCCTTGCGCGTATCAACTACGGCGTTTGACTCAGAGATTAATAGCCTGATAGATGCCGCCAAATTAGATTTAGGCGTTGCCGGTGTGGTTATTCCGTCCGAAATTGACGCGCTTGTGCAAACGGCCGTTATTACTTATGTTCGCGTTCGATTCGGTCAACCTGATGACTATGATAGACTAAAGCGCGCCTATGATGAGCAAAAGGCACAATTATCTATGTGTACCGGCTATACTAACTGGGGTGATAACGTTGGATAGATCGAATGTTATAACCCTTGTTTCATATGCCCGGACACAAGATAATAACGGCGTTTGGCGGGATGGCGTTGAAACTACTAAAGATATTTTCTGTCAAGTTGATAGCGTTTCCGCATCTGAGTTTTTTTCGGGCGGTCAGCACGGCCTTAAACCGGAATACCGTTTCACTGTTTTTTTCGGTGACTATAACGGGGAAAAGATCGTTATCTATAATGGCGTGAAATATTCCGTTTATAGGACGTATCATCCTAGGACAGATGATCTTGAATTGTATGTTTCAAAAGACGTTGGCGACAATAAAGCGAAGCCGACTGTTGCGCCGGTGGTGGTAACTGATGGCTAAAAGAAGCCCTATGGATAAGCTGAAAGAAAACGTTGCGAAGATCCTAGAAGAGTATCAAGCCGATATTGAAGGTAGCGTTGCCGAAATATCGCAGGAACTTGCGAAAAAAGGCGCTCAGGCACTACGCAGTGAATCGGCGCAGAAATTCGGAAATTATGCCTATGCTAAAGGCTGGACGGTTGAAACAGGCAATAAGGCACATAGGCAAGTTTCTTTTTCAAGCGTTATCTATAATAAAACGCCGGGATTGCCGCATCTGCTGGAACATGGACACGTTACCAGAAACGGCACTGGAAGAGTCTACAAACCAACGCCAGCGCATGAACACATAGCGCCGATAGAAGCCGAACTAATATCTACATTTGAACGGGAGGTAAAAAGCAAGCTATGACACGGGCGCAGATTGCAACAATGATAGCGGGCGTTGGCTTGCCTTATGCCTACGATCACTTTGATAAAAAGGATGGAGAAAACCCGCAAGGCCCGCCTTTTATCTGCTTTTTGTATCCGCAAAACGACGATTTCAAAGCGGATAATATCAACTATGCGCGGATAACCGCGCTTGTAATAGAACTATATACCGACAATGTAGACTTTGAAAAGGAAGAGGCAATAGAATCTGCGTTGAACGCTAACGAACTGCCTTATACTAAAACACAAGTCTATATTGACGGTGAAAAGATGTATCAAACGACCTATAACACGGAGGTGTATTTAAATGCCGCAGACTGAAAACAAGGTTAAGTTTGGCCTTGAAAAAGTGGCTGTCGCCGTTGCGACTATCGACGAAAGCAACAATAGCGCAACTTATGCTACTCCTATCATGGTTCCCGGCGCTCGGAGCTTGTCCCTTGAACCTCAGGGAGAGTTGTCTAAGTGGTATGCTGACAATATCGCTTATTATATCAGCAATGATAACAAGGGCTATGAGGGTGATTTGGAGGTTGCCCGGTTCCCTGATGCTGTAATGTCTGCTATTTGGGGAATTGCTACTGCCGCTAACGGCATTACCTATGAAGATGCCGATATTGAGGCGGTTCATTTTGCGCTGTTGTTTGAGTTTAAGGGCGATTTGAAGCATACGCGCCATGTTATGTATAATTGTGTTGCTACGCGCCCTGCTGTTAGTTCTGCCACGGTTGAGGATACTACCGAACCTCAGACCGAAACCAGCACTATTACCGCTTCGCCCGTGTTCGTTTCTGCGCTGAATAAGAATGTTGTTCGCGGTAAGTGCGTTGAGGGTGATACGGCCTATTCTAGTTGGTATACTAGTGTTACGCTGCCTACTGCGCCTGCTATTACCACCTGATTTATAAATCGACTTGGGCCGCTTCTTTAAGAGAAGCGGCCTTTACTTTTTAGGAGGGCAAAATGTATAAGGTTATCAAGATCGGTGATAAGGATGTCCCTATGTTGGCGGTTGCGTCTGTTAATATCTACTGTTCACGCATTTTCGGGCTTGATCCGCTAAAAATGGTTGGTGAAGATTTAGATACTATGGTTGGTATTGACCTTTACCAGAAACTAGGGTTTCTTATGGCGAAGCTTGCCGAATGTAACAAAAACGGCAGTTTTGCGCCTATGAGTGAACTAAATGAAGATTCCTATATTGCTTGGCTGTGTGAAATTGATAACGGGGCATATATGGAGGCCGCACAGGAAATAGCCGCGCTTTACATCGGACAGAATAAAGCGACAAGCAAACCAAAAAACACGTAAGGCCAACGGAGAGGCCATATAATGTAGCCGTTTTTACTCTCCGTGCTATCCAAATCGGGCTATCTTTGTCAGACTTGGATAGATTAGAAACTGGCGAGATTACTAGCATGGTTATTGAATCAAATAACGACCATGCAAACTATAAACAAATTGCGACACAAGCGGATTATGACAGGTTCTAAGGGGTGAGACAATGGCAAGCAGGATCGCGGGCATAACTATAGAAATCGGCGGCGATACTACAAAACTACAAACCGCGCTAAAGGGTGTAGATAAAAGCCTGTCGGCTACTCAAAGTGAATTAAAGGATATAAATAAGCTATTAAAGCTAGATCCCGGTAACACTGAGTTATTGACCCAAAAACAAAAAGCCCTTAAAAATGCTATTGATGACACAAAAAAGCGCCTTGAAACGCTTAAAGAAGCCCAAAAGCAATATGGTAAGGGAACGGCAGAATATGACGCTATCCAGCGAGAAATAGTTGATACTGAAAACAACCTAAAAAGCCTTGAAGGTGAATACAAGGATTTTGGATCGGTTGCCAAACAAAAGCTAACTGTCGTTACTGACAATCTTAAAAATGCTGCTTCTAAGGTTGTAGACTTTGGGAAAAAGGCTAAAGAAGCCTTTATGAATACTGCTAAAGCCTTGGTAGATATGGGAGAGGCGGCTATAGATGTCGGGAAACAAGTTTATAACCTTGCTGTTGATGCTGCCGAAACTGCCGATAATGTAGACAAGATGTCGCAGAAAATCGGCATAAGCCGTGAAGCCTATCAAGAACTTGACTTTGCTATGTCTCAAAGCGGCGCTAGTGTTGATAGCTTGCAAGCGGGAATGAAAACACTTCGTGGCCAGATGACTAGCGCCGCTTCTGGAAATAAAAAAACCGCTGATACGTTTAAGAAGCTGGGTGTTTCAGTCAGAGATACTAACGGTCATTTGCGTTCGCAAGAGGACGTAATGTTTGATACTCTATTAGCGTTGCAGAATGTCCAAAACGAAACGGAACGCGCTAGGCTTGCTAATGAATTGTTTGGTAAGTCTGGGACTGACCTATTGCCGCTTTTAAATAGCGAAGCTGGTAGCATTGATGATTTAAGGCAGCAAGCGCACGATTTGGGCCTTGTAATGGGAGACGAAGCTATAGACGCTGGGGTTAGGTTCAGTGATAGTTTAGATGCTGTCAAAAAAGCGTTTAGCGCTATTACAACGCAAATAGGGTTGGCAGTTATGCCCGTTATTCAAACCGTGTTAGATTGGATCATGGCTAATATGCCTATGATTCAAGAAATAGTGCATGGTGTTGTTAGCTTTATCTCTAAAATCGTTGGTAACTTGGTTAGTATTCTATCTAGGGACGTGTTGCCATTTCTGAAAAGTTTTGTTGAGGACAACATAAAACCGGCTTTGAAATGGTTTGAAAAGGCTTTTGATTCCTTGGCGCATGTGGTTAAAAGCCTTATTCATGGAGATTTCTTTGAGGCGTTCCAATACCTTGAAAAATTTGTTTTTGATGCTATAGCCGGTATTCTAAAGGTTCTTGGAGTAGGCAAAGATGATATTACAAGGATCATGAAAGTAGTTCATGACGTTCTGTTAGGTATTCGGGATGTAGTGGAGAAATACGTTATTCCTATCTTCAATGAGTTTGTCCAGTTTATCAAAAATGTATTCTCAGGGAATTGGAGCGCCGCATGGGAAAACATAATTAATATATTCAAACTCAGATGGGAAGGAATAAAAGAGTTTTTCTCTAAAATCTTTAATGCCGTTGTAAATATCATTAAAAATATAGACTGGTCCGCTGTTGGAATGAAGATATGGCTTGGAATTACAACTGCTTTTAATGCTATTGCTAATTGGTTTGGAAAGCGCTTTGAAGAAGTTGTAACTTGGTTGAAGTCTATAGATTGGCCCGCTGTTGGTATGAAAATTTGGAACGGCATAACGAAAGTATTTAACGCAATATCTAGTTGGTTTGGTAAACGCTTTGAAGAAGTTGTAACTTGGTTGAAGTCTATAGACTGGCCCGCCGTTGGTATGAAAATATGGAACGGCATAACGAAGGCCTTTAACACTATTGCAAGTTGGTTTGGAAAGCGCTTCGACGAGGTTGTAGCATGGATTAAAAATATAGACTGGGCCTCGGTTGGAATGAAGATATGGACAAACATAACCAAAGCGTTTAACAGCATTGCTAGTTGGTTTGGTAAACGGTTTGATGAAGTTGTTTCTTGGATTAAGGGCATAGATTGGGCCTCGGTTGGAATGAAAATATGGACTGGAATAACAAAAGCCTTTAATTCTATAGCTGATTGGTTTGGTAAACGATTCGATGAAGTTGTGAATTGGATTAAGGGCATAGATTGGGGAGCCGTAGGCATGAAAATATGGAACGGCATAACCAATTCATTCATCAGCATTGGCGATTGGTTTAAATCGAAATTTGAAACCGCCGCACAATGGATAAAAGATATTAAATGGGGCGACGTTGGAACCGCTATTTGGGATGCTATCAAAAACGCATTGTCTGGAATCGGTGAATGGTTAAAGAACACTTTTAAAAGCCCGATTAATGCGGTTATTCGTCTGTTGAATAGCATGATAGGCAAAGTTGAGGGTTCTATTAACTCGGTTATCAATGGAATCAACAACAAATTGAAAGTGGATGTTGACTTTGGTAGACTTCCCGCATGGATGGGCGGTGGATCGCTTGGCGGTATACATTGGAGTCCAAATTTGTCCGAAGTTTCTTTCGGACGTATCCATCTATTAGCAAATGGCGGTATCCTGTCCGACGGTATGCGCGCCATAGTTGGCGAATACGCGCCCGAGATGCTACACGTTGCAAACGGTAAGGCGATTGTTACGCCGATTCAAGGCGCAGAACGTTGGCAGAATAACAATGCCGAATACAATTTCAATATCTATCAGCAACCGGGCGAAGATGCTAACGCGCTAGCCCATAGGGTTATGCGGATCATGACCCGCGAACAGCAACAAAGGATTGTAGCCTATGCGTAATTATTTCACTCTAGGCGGCGTTGATAGCCGCACTTATGGCGTTTATATTAGCGGACAAGGCACATTTGATAGCCCGGCACGGTCTTTAGCTATTACTGCCGTGCCGGGCCGTAATGGCGATATTATAGGCATGGAAACGCGCTTGCAAAATGGCACGTTCACTTATAAAGACGCTTATATATTTAAGACTTTTGCAAGCAATATAGAAGCGTTTAAGGCCTTGCTTTTGTCTGCTGTCGGTTATCGGAAATTGATAGATAGCTATCATCCAGATGAATTTAGAATGGTTGTATATCAAGGCCCGTTGACAGTAAAACCGAATGACAGGAATAACGCTGCCAAATTTGATATTACTTTTAATGCAAAGCCGCAACGGTTTTTGAATTCCGGGGAAAGTGTGACAACTCTAAACGCTACTGGAACTATTAATAACCCGACGTTGTTTGCGTCTAAGCCGTTAATCAGGGTTTACGGTAACGGCGTTCTGGGGGTTGGTTCTGATAGCATAACCGTAAGCAATAACGCTAGTAATTATATGGATATTGATTGCGAGGCTGGGCTTGCATACAGAGGCGCAAGCAATATGAACAATTCTATAATGCTATCAGGGTTTGACTTTCCAGAACTCAAAGGCGGCACGAATAATATTGCGTTGGGTACGGGCATTAGCAAGGTAGAAATTACGCCTAGGTGGTGGAGAGTATGAAGCCGATACTGTTTTCGGCAGATGAAATTAGTTTTACTACAAACGGTATGGGCCGTTTATCTGATGTTCTATCATGCAAGGTTACTGAAGAGCGAAACGGGATATATATTTGTGAATTTGTTTTGCCGGTAACGTCGCCTATGTATTCGCTAGTGCAAGAGGGCCGATATATTGCCGTTATTCATGATGATAAACACGATATACAACCCTTTGAAATCTACGGAAGAAGCGCGCCTATAGATGGTAATGTGACGTTCTGGGCGCATCATTTGTCATATAAGCTAAAAAACGTCATTCTTAAACCGTTTACAGCTTCTAGTTGCGCTCAGGCGTTGTCAAAGTTTGAAACAGAAACCTATAATAGACAACGGTTTACGTTTTGGACTGATAAAAACGTTAGCGCGACTTTCAAAAATATTGTGCCGTCCTCTTGCCGTTCGCTGCTTGCGGGCCAGACCGGTAGTGTTTTAGACGTATACGGAACCGGCGAATATGAGTTTGATAAATGGGCTGTAAAGCTGTATCTACATCGTGGAAATGATAACGGCGTTGCTATTCGCTATGGCGTAAACCTTACAAATATCCAGCAAGATTTGGATAGTTCGGAAAGTTATAGCGCTATTGCCCCATATTGGAAATCTGAGGACGGCGAAACGGTTGTAATGTTACCTGAGGGTTTTGTTGTTTCTAATGATGTTCCAATACAGAAATTTCCTTGGACTACCAAAAGCGGCGAATATGTCCAAACTAAAAGCGGTGAAATCATTGAGTTTGCTATTGCAAATATAGTTCCAGTGCCTATTGATTTTTCCGCTGATTTTGACGAAGCGCCAACGGTGGAAGAATTGCGGCAACATGCAGAGGATTACCTAGAAAATAATTCGCCGTGGTTGCCTACTGAGAGTATTACAGTTAGTTTTGTAGACCTTGCGCACACTGAGGATTATAAAGATATTGCCGCCTTGCAGCGCGTTTCCTTATGTGACTATGTTAGCGTCTATTGCGGGCCGCTGGGCGTTAAGGCTGTTTCAATGCAAGTAGTTAAAACAGTCTATAACGTATTAACTGAAACATACGATGAAATAGAACTTGGTAAGCCCCGTACTAATTTCGCTGATACCGTAATGGTAGACGTTGACAAGCGCCTAGAAGAGTATCCCAAAACTACCGTAATGGATAACGCTATAAACCATGCTACACAGCTTATAACGGGCGGTTTGGGCGGCTATGTTGTTTTCAACATGAACGCAGACGGCGAACCGCAAGAAATCCTAATAATGGATACGCCCGATACATCTACGGCCGTTAATGTATGGAGGTTCAATAAAAATGGTTTGGGCCACTCTCATAATGGATATGATGGGCCGTTTGATGATGTGGCATTAACTGCCGATGGACAGATTAACGCTAGCATGATAACAACGGGCTATTTACTTGCTACGTTGATCCGGGGTGGGACGCTGCTTTTAGGTGGTTTGGATAATACTAACGGTGTTATGGAAATCCAAAACGCTAACGGTGATACTATAGGCGAATGGACTAAAGACGGCATTAAGGTATTATCTGGATTGATTCAAGGCGCGCTAATAAAGCTAGGCGGCATAAACAATACTAACGGCACTTTACAAATACTTGATGCAAGCGGAAATGTAATAGGATTATGGGATAAAGACGGGATAAACGTATCTAAAGGAACTATAGCGGGGCCGTCAATTATTCTTGGTGGAAATAACAACGCAAATGGCACTTTGACAATCAAAGACGCTAGTAACAATATTATCGGTTTCTGGGGATATAATCAATTTTCTGTTGATACATCTAACCTAAAAGTTTCAACAAGCGGATTACTTCAAACTTATGGATATACTCAAAATTATGGTTATGGAACAGTTAGTATACAAGGTGGAAGAATAGACTTTAAAAAAGATGGAACGTCTAATTCTTCTACGATTAGAAATTATTCTAACGGTGGATTTGCGTTTCTATCCGAAAAATACTTCTTTAAAGATGTTTCAAACAATAATGATTATTTTTGGATAGAATATCCGATAGCAGTTTTTGAAGATGTTACTACTGTACGGGTTGAGAATGATTTAGAAGTATGGCATAATTTTTCTGTATTAGGAACTAAATCAAGGCGTGTTTCAACACAACAATATTCAGACCGTTTATTATATTGCTATGAAACCCCTTCGCCGTTGTTTGGTGACGTTGGCGATGGCGTTATAGCGGATGACGGATTATGCTATATAACTATTGATTCAGTGTTCGCGCAAACGATAACGACTAACCAATATCAAGTGTTTTTGCAGAAATACGGCGCGGGCGACTGCTGGATTAAAGAGCGCAAGGGCGGTTATTTTGTTGTGGAAGGTACGCCGGGGCTTGCGTTCGGGTGGGAACTGAAAGCAAAACAAAAGGACTTCGACCAAAAGCGGCTTGATAATGCAGAAATGCCATATACGCCAACTAAAACCGATTACGGCGCAGATGCCGCAAACTATATCGACCAACTTAGAAAGGATCGTGAATCAGCATGAAGATTATTACTAGTGTTACCGTTTTTCCTGATGCCGTTGGTATGCGTATGAGCGCAACCTATAGCGAAGTAGACGAGGCAACCGGGCGCATTATCAGTGATAATAAACGCTATGACCGTGTTATCACTGATAACGAGGCTAGAAGCGCCGCTAATAAGCTGATTGATTATGCCACGAATAGTATACCGGCAGAATAGGAGGCCACGCTATGACTATTGATGAACTTTTAGCGTCGGCTGGGCTTACCGCAAATGATGAGATTCCGCTATGGGATGCAGAAGCAACCGGCGAAGAACCTACAAAGAAGATAACCGCGACAAACCTTGCGGCGGCGGTTAAATTGTTAGCAAGCCTGTTAGCGAAATCTGACGTAAAGGATAGTTTGTCTGATACTAGTGTTGACTATCCATTGAGCGCAAAGCAAGGCAAGGTTTTAAACGATAGGGCTAGTGCTATTTCTGCTGATATAGCCGCCGATTATGACGCAACGGCAACTTATGCGGTTGGTGATTTGTGCGTATACCAGAATACGCTATATCGGTGCAATACTGCTATTACAACGGCTGAGGCATGGACGGCGGCACATTGGACGGCGACAACCGTAGAGGACGAATTAAGCGGAAAGCTAACGCCGGGTGATGTGGTTAACAATCTGACCAGTACGTCCATTACTAACCCGTTGAGCGCGGCGCAGGGTAAGGCGCTGAATGAAGGAAAAGCAAACATCAAAAAAGAGGTCTTGGCCGGGAATTCGTCAGTTTCAGTAGCTATTTCAAACGTCGCGTTTGTGCTTGTTGGTAGAGCAAGCACATCTGTGCAAATAACCGCCGCACTTATAGACCAGTGGAGTGGAATTATCTATTTATCTAATAATACATCCTACACTATATCAGCAAGTTCCGGTAATCTGACAATAACAAACAACACTAGTAGCTATGCTAATTATATCGTGATATATTGAGGCCGAAAGCTAACTAACCGGCATAAGGATTAAAGCCCCTACGGGGGCTTTTTTAGTGCAATAAATGGAGGTGAAACCATGGAATTTGAACAGGAATACACGCCTACAGAACCCGTTAAAGACAAGATTTTTATAGCAGACGGGCACGGAAAGCTAATTGAAATGGAGGTTGCCGACGATGTTAGCGACAATTAAGCATCAAGATACGGGCGCGCTTGTGGTTGCCGCTAAGTGCCTTACCGGCTATCTAAAGACTAACAAAAAGGTTTCCGACATTGATAGCTATATCAAAGTTAATGGAACCTTTGATGCTGATTTTGTGGCGTATGTTGTTAGTTGGCAGACTTCGCATAGCTGTACGCCTGACGGGGTTATAGGCCCTAACACATGGACGGCCATAGCCGCCGCCGCGCCTACTTGCAGCACATCTAAAAACCGGATTAGTGGTTATACTCTCGCGCTACAGCTAATTCTAGGCGGCAATCTTATAGCGGATGCCATTTTTGGCGCAAACACAAAAGCGGCGGTTGTTACCTCGCAAGATGCTAACGGCCTTAAAACGGATGGCATTTGTGGGCCTAAAACATGGGCGGCTATCATTGTAGGCGGCGAACCTTCGCCCGAACCTACGCCCGGTAAGTATACTAAGCCGGTTGATTATAAACAAGCCGCTAAACCGTGGGGGCCGAAAATGTATAGTTCGCACGGTGACCCAAACCAAACTATGGCTAATTCTGGTTGTGGGCCTACTGCTATGGCTGATATTGTGGCAACATTGGTTGACCCGAAAACAGACCCGTATGACCTTGCAGAACTTGCTATGGCTTGGGGAGATAGAAGCTATAACGCCGGTACTAATTGGAGTTTCTTTCCGCACGTCGCAGAATACTATCATTTCCCGAAAATGGTACAGACTAAGAATTTAGACGCGCTAAAGGCTTGCCTTGATGCTGGGGGCTATGTCGTATGCTCTATGGGTGTAGGCTACTGGACTAAGGGCGGGCACTATATAACGGCTTGGATGTATGATACTAAGTATATCTATGCTAATGATCCTGCATCCAGCAAGCGCACGAAACAGGCCATAGGCGACTTTATGCGCGAAAGAAAACAATTTTTCTGTTTCTATCCGCTTATTGATAAAGAAGATAATGCGGGCGGCGGTGACGAATACAAACCCGGCATTAAGCGTGGCGCTAAAATCTGCGATATAAGTAAGCATAAGCCGCAAGTGAACTACGATAAGTTTATAGGCGATACGTCATTGATTATCTTACGCGCGGGCTATCGCGGCGAAGGTACAACCGGCCTAAATGGCAAGTGCAAAATAGATGAGTGCTTTAATCTCCATGCCTCAGAACTCTTGAAACGCTTTGTTAGATTTGGAGTATTCTGGTATTCTATAGCAAATACCGTAGAAAAGGCGCGTGAAGAGGCCCGCGCGTTCTATGAGTATGCCAAAGATTATAACCCGTATTTCTGGGCGCTGGATGCCGAAAAGCCCGAAATCATTACAGAGGCATTTGTAGCGTTTGCAGATGAATTAAGACGGCTTGGCGCTCAAAAAGTAGGCTGTTACGTTGCTAACCACTTATACCAGCATTACAATTATGACCGTGTGCGCGGCGTATTCGATTTTACTTGGATACCTAATTATCTGTCAAAGCCTGTTTATAAGTGCGATTTGTGGCAATATACATCTAAAGGCACGGTTAACGGCATTAATAGTAATGTAGACCTAAGCAGGATCACGGGCGACGGCAGACCGCTAGAGTGGTTTATAGACCTTCCCGAACCGGGAACGGGGGTGTAAACCGTGGAAAACATAACCTTTGGACAGCTTGCCGGACTTGCGGCGCTTGTGCTTGTCTTAGTAGCGGCCTATAATACGATTATGACCGCTGTTAAGAATTACCGTGAGGAAAAAAGCAGGAAGGACAAGCCGGTGAATACGTTGGAGAATAAGGTAAACGACCATGAAGAACGCTTAGACCGAGACCATAAGCGGCTAAACGACCTAGAGGAATCTAACCGTATTATCATGCGGGCGTTAATGGCTATGCTTTCCCATGAAATCAATGGAAACTCAGACGAACGTCTGAGGGCTAGTTACGATGAAATCCAGCAATTTTTGATTGACAGATAGGAGGTATAATCATGGATTGGAAAACTAAATTGACTTCCCGCAAATTTTGGGCGGCGGTTGCCGAATTTGTTACCATGTTGATTATCGCTCTTGGCGGCGCGGTTGAAACCGGCGCACAGATCACGGCGCTAATTATGGCGGGCGCTGCCGTTATCGCCTATATTGTTGGTGAGGGCCTCGCGGATGCTGCCGGGGCTGGTGCAAGTGTGTATATCACGCAAGGCGAAACGAAAGAACCGCCCGACAAAAACGAATAATAATCATTTATAATCAATAATCCCGGATCGGCTTTATGCCTGTCCGGGATTATTGTTTTACTGTCCCAAATTTCGGACTTGACCTGACCCTAATTTGACCCTAAATAGTATGCTGAGTTATGCCGAATTGTGCAGTTAAAACCCTTGCAAATACACGCATTTTACGGCATAATTCGGCACATTCTTTAAAATCCAGTATTAATCTACAATCCTTAGAAATGCCCTATTTTCAAGGCTATTCGGTCATTTCTGCTAGGTTTGACCCTAGTTTTGACCCTAAATAGGTATATCCGCGAAATAGTCTGACAATTTTTGCGCGCTTGTCTTTCCTGCATCTACGGTATAGTCTGCGTATACGTCCAATGTCATAGCGGCGTTTTTGTGGCCCATGTTATGTTGGAGCGTTTTAACGTCTATACCTGAGCGCAAAGAGGCGACGGCGTATGAGTGGCGCAGATCGTGCGGGTGGAGTTCTGGAATACCTATATTCGCGCCTATTGAGTGCGTGGCCTTGTGCATTACTGATTCTGATAGGAAATGCCCTTTAGCACTTCTAAAAACTAGATCATTGACAATTTCGTTGGTTTCCCATTTATCGCCAGCCGCAAGGCGAAGCGCTGCTAGATCCTTTTTTTGCTTTTTGAGGATCGCTATTGCCTGTTCCGTTAGTTCGATAATGCGCGCGCTGCCGTCTTTCGGCGGTGAAAACTGTATAGGTGAATGGCTTGTTATTTGTTGGTATATGTTCATTGTCCCGTTATTTAGGTCAACGGCAGACCATGTTAGGCCGCGCAATTCTGAGGCGCGCAAGCCGGTTAGCAAGGCAAAGATTAGCGCGTTGCCGTTTGCGTCTGCTTGTGCGGCCTCCATGAACGCGCCGAATTTATCTCGGTCAATGATATTGAATTTGGTTTTAGATCGTGGCGGGGTTTTAACGCCCTTTGCCGGGTTGGTTTTGATTATGCCCGCTTCTATGGCGGCATTAAGTGAGGATGATAAAACGCCGTGTGTGTTATGGATATATCGCGCGGATAGTCCTTTATCTATCATGGTATTTACTACACGCCGAACGTGCATAGATGATAGGCGCGCTAGCTTTACCTTGCCGATAACCGGCAATATATGTAATTTGGCTATCTGATCGTATATATAAACCGTTCTTGGCGTGGTATGGGCTTGATAGTCTCTCAGCCATATAACAAACCATTCAGAAACAGATAAATTGGACGGTTCTATCCAATGCCCGCTATCTACTTCGCCTTGTGCGGCGCGTAATGCCGCCGTACACGCTGCCGCCGTCTTTGCATATACTGAGTGTTGTTTGCCGTCTGTGGCGGTGTAACGCCCTTCCCAACGCCCGTCAGAGCGTTTACGCACGGTTCCCATATTGTTAGCGGCGCGTGACTTCGCCATAGAATCACCTCAAAATAGATACAAACTAAAAACAAGGCGTTTTCAAGCTAATTGAAATAGTATTGCTTTGTTTCACCTTCATAAATCGTGTGGTAATTCTCGTCATATACATAGATGCGTATAAAACACTCTTCTATTTCGTCAAGTGAGTGAATATCAGCATCAGTGCAATAGATACAAAATTCGTTGCGTGATTTTTTATGTGCTGAAATCATTCCGGGGCCGTCGCTAAAACACTCCCAACCATTAACAGATGCGTTATCTGTTGCAATTCCTTTGTCTGTATCTGAACTATTTTCTGTTACGGCGGTAAAGTTGATATATTGACTATCTCCATAATCATCAAACCGCGGATCACCTTCGACGGTTACGGTTATTCCTTCATAGTCAATTAAAACGGTTCCGTCCTTAATAATGGTATTATTCTCTCCGTCTGTCGCTTTACGCTGCTTTAGTTCCGCTTGTCCTGCTTCGATTATCGCTGTTATTTCTTCGTCTGATAGATTCGCCCAGTTTATGCTTTCCGCTATGGCGATAGCACAAACTAAAATCAGACAAACAACAATGCAAAATACCTTCTTCATGGTTGTACCTCCAATATATAGCGTTAGGCCGCTGTTAGTCAAAGTGTAGTGTGGTTATGTTGCCGGTATTGGTTATGCGCGGCTTTTTTCTGGCCTTTCAAGATAAGGCCATAGAATGTTATGCGCTGCGTTTTGAATTTCCTTTGGCGCTGCCCGATATTCGGTTATTAGCTGTTCCTCGTCGGCGGTTAGCTTTGGCGGTTCGGTGTAGGTTCCAGCCATAGCCTCAAAGCCTCGATTGATTAGGGCTATTATAGCTTGCGTTTGATTCTTGATTCGATGACTATAACGAAATTCGTCTATTTCTTCCATTAAGCTATCAGATATTGTAAATGTAATGCGCGGATTAGTTGTAGGCATATTCTTTCCCCCTCTCAAATAGGATTATAAAGCTATTAAAAAACTATTTCAAGTATTAAATTATGTAAATTTGATGAACTATCATTGACATTGATGAACCGATGCTGTATACTAGGAGGCACGGATGAACCTGTGAACCTCATATGAAAGGGGGTGAAGATATGCCGACAACCGATTTTAGAATTTCGCTTGCGATTCCAAAGGAACTAGAAAACGAAATTTATGATATGCGGATTAAAGAAGAGTTTCGGCGGCTTTCGCTTTCTGAAATTATGCGCCGGTTGATCGAAGCGGGCATAAAGGCTTACAAGCAGGAGGGCTAACCATGGAAACGGGCATTATAGCAAGTTTGCCGCGGGGAACGCCGCTACTAGCGAAAACGCCGCGGGCCGCTGAAATCTTCGATATTTCGGAGCGCCAGCTATTTGAGTTTCGCCGGTTGTATCCTGACTTCCCGTCTTTCAAGATGGGGAGGGACGTGTATTTCGATGTTCCGCGCTGCTACGAATGGTTTAGATCGAACATGGGCGGCAAAGCCGCTACTAATTAGGAGGGTTAAATATGAATGGAGAGCAGATAGCGCGCAAGGCTTGGGATAAGCACCTTGCAAAGCAAGCCGATAAGCGCAAGGCCGCTAAAAAGCGTGCGCGTAAGACGAGGCGCGAACAGCGCCAGCGCGGTTAGGAGGGCGGCTAATGGCAACACTGTACGAACTCAGCACTAGTTATAAGGCGCTGCTTGATATGTACGATGCGGCAGAAACGAAAGAAGCGCGGGAAACGATTATTTCAATGCTGCTGAGTGGTGAAGAAGCCATTTCGGACAAGGCCGAGGCATACGCGCGGATTATGCGCAATAAGCAAGCCGAGGCCGACGCGCTAAAGGCAGAGGTTGACCGGCTGAACGCGAAGCGCAAAGCCGCCGAGAATTGTGTAGAACGGCTAAAAGGCGCGCTGCTGGATGCTATGCGGATCGCGGAAACCGACACAATACCAACCTCAATAGGGAAATGGCGAATCCAGAAAAACCCGCTTTCCTGCGAAGTGATAGACCCTGATTCGGTGCCGGTTGAGTTTAGAACTCCGCAACCTGACAAAATCGAACAGCAGAAAATGCTAAAGCATTACAAGGAAACCGGCGAGATAATTTCAGGCGTAGAGTTCAAACAGACTGAGAGCATTAGATTTAGATAACCGTCATTGATGAATAGGAGGTATTCAGATGACAAGGGCGCAATGTGAAACGCTGTTGCTAAACATTCTGGAACTAGCGTTTTCAGTTTACAAATGCTATAACCCGGACGGCGAAAACCTATCATTGACAGTCTATAAAGATCAGTACAATAACGATCAATTCAATATATCAGATGCATTGACAGACGAAAACGGAGATTTCATAGAACCTGCCGACTATGATAACGCCCATTCTGTCTATATTACAAAATTCTCAGATGGGAAAATAAAAACTGGTTCTGACTGGCGTAGAATCATGATGTTTGGGGGCGGTTCGGTGTGAGTATTCCCGTTTTGATAATGGGTAAAAGCGGTTCTGGTAAGTCGGCCTCTATGTCTGTGCTAGATCCTTCTCGGGTGGCCCTTATTAATGTGCTAGGCAAGCCGCTGCCGTTTAAGGGCCGCTTCGACCAAATCATTAGTGATGATTATGTGAAGATCACCAGAGCGATTAACCGCACAGAACGCGAAATCATTGTTATTGATGATGTGGGCTATCTGATGACTAACGCCTTTATGCGGGATCATGCTGCACAGGGACAGGGAAACGCCATTTTCCAGCTTTATAACTCTATCGGGGATAAATTCTGGAATCTAGTTGAAACTGTCCGAAAGTTGCCCGGAGATAAGCGCGTCTATATGATGATGCACGAAGAGGTTAGCGAGTTCGGCGCGGTTAAGCCTAAGACTATAGGCCGCATGATTGATGAAAAATGTTGTCTTGAAGGTATGTTTACTATCTGTTTGCGCTGTATGGTTGCGAATGGCAAGCACATATTTAGAACTCAGTCTGACGGCCTAGACGTTGCCAAAAGCCCTATGGGTATGTTTGATGCAGATGAAATTCCAAATGATTTAGCAATGGTAGATGATGCCATTTGCAAATATTACGAAATAGGAGGGTTTAACAGTGATTCCGATTCCGAATAACTTTGACAACGCCCGCGCCTATGATGGTAACAGCTTTCCGCGCTTGCCGCTGGGCGGGCATATCTGCCGTATTCATAACGCACGAATGGAACGTAATAGTTTCGGCGCGGATATGCTTGTTATTGACTTCGATGTATATGAGGGCGGGGAGTTCGATAAGTATTACAAGCGCCGCCATGAACTCAATTATAGGCGCAATGCTGCTGCTAAGTGGCCGGGTGTATTTAGAGTGAACCTCTTGAACCGTGACGGCGAGTGCGGAAGTTACTTTAAGGGCCTGATTAAGGCGCTGGAAGAGTCTAACACGGGCTATAATTTCAAGGCTTCTAACGGTGACGAGCGCGCAATGAGTGGCCTCTATTTCGGCCTTGTGTTCGGTGAAAGAGAGTTTGAAACCTCGGACACGCACGAAATTAAAGTTGCCATTGAACCGTTTTACGCTTGCAGTGTTGCGAAGGTGCGCGAGGGCGTTTCGATACCGGCTAAAAAGACGTTGCACAGGGACGCGCCAGCACAAGCACAAGCGCTGCAAAGAAGCGCCGCGCCAACGTCGGTAGATGACATGGAAGAAGAATTGCCGTTCTAAGGCGGTGGGCGAATGGCTGATAAATATGTGCCTATCTTCTATGACTGGATAGAAGCTACACAGGAACTCAATGCACAAGAAAAGGGGCGGCTAATTGATGCCATTGTGGTTTATGCCCGTGGGGGAGATTGGCAAGAGCAGATTAAGGGCAATGAGCGGTATGTGTTTCCGCTATTCCGGGGACAAGTTGACAGGGCTAAGGCTATTTCAAGCCTTCGCGCAAGCGCCAGAACAAACAATAACAAAACGGAACAAAACGAAACAAAATCAAACAAACGTTATAACAATAACAAAAACAAAAACAAGAACAATAACAAGAACAATAACGAAAACAATAACGAGAGTGAGTTAGCGCCCGCCCGCGCGAGATTCACTCCCCCGACACTGGAAGAAGTCTCAGCATATGCCCGTGAAAAGGGCTGGGGGCCGTCTGTATTCAATCCCGAACGCTTTGTAGACTATTACGCCTCAAAGGGTTGGAAGGTTGGTAAAGACTCTCCAATGCGTGATTGGAAAGCGGCGGCGCGCGGGTGGGTTGCCCGTGACAAAGACAAGGACAAGTCAACCGGCGCGAAAAATCCTGCTTTGGACTATCAGCAAAGGGATAACGATTACTATGAACACTTTTTCGACAATTATGATCCGTTTGAGAAAATGTGAATAGAGTAGGAGGCTAGATAATGTTTCACGAATGGGTGACGAGTGGCGCGGCCTTTGGGATTTCGGCTTTTTTCGCAATTGTCACGTTTGGCGCATTTGTTTTCGCTGTAGTTGGTTTGGTTATGTTCGCTGGAAAGATTCTGGGGGTGGAAGATGACAAGGATAATAGGCACAAGCGAAGCTGAGGAACAAACCGCGCTGTTTCGGTGGGCCGCTTATAATCGGGCGAAGTATCCAGAGTTAGAACTTTTATACCATATCCCGAATGAGGGCCAGCGCTCCAAAGTGACCGGCGCGCGGCTTCGTGAACAGGGATTAAAGCGCGGTGTGCCTGATATTTGCTTGCCGGTGCCAACCGTGCGCTATACTTCGCTATACATCGAATTAAAGCGCCGCAAGGGTGGAAAGACTACAGACGCACAAAAAGGTTGGATAGAAGCCCTAAACCGTGTAGGCTGTCGCGCTGTTGTCTGCCACGGTTGGGATGAGGCGCGGGAAGAGATTGAGCGCTATCTTGGCTATGGGAGGCGCATTTGATGAAAAACGCTCCATGCTTTACTTGCTTGCGTCATTCCGAAATTTGTCACGCGCAATGCACGGAATATCACGACTGGGTTATGGATTTGAAGTCAGAACGCGAAGCCGCCAAAGTAGCCAAACAAGCTGACGCACACACGAAACGAACTATAGAACGCAATTGTAAACGCGCAAAGAATAGAAAAAGAGTCGGACAAAGCTGATAGGAGGCGAGGGCGTGAGGATGATTGATGCGGATGAGGTTGTGAAATATCTCCGTGAGTTTCGTTGCGCTGATTGCGACAGGCGCAAGGGCATGAAGAACGGGAAAGTACGTTTTTGCTATGAAATAGGTGACGCGCCATGTCACGCTTGTGATATAGGTGACACGATTGAGTATTTCTTGGACGAGGATATAGCACCTACCATAGATGCTATACCTGTGGAGTGGTTGAATAAACGTCTGCTTAGGGAATGCGTCGAAGGTGATACGGATATGATTGGCGCAATCATTGTACTTTGCAATGAGTATCATGTGTGGCACAAGGAACAGGAGGCGAGATAATGGCAGAGTTTAGATTCGTAATGAAGCAATGGCGTAGGATGTGCGATGGGGTACGCTGCGACGAATGTATATTGCGTAATTTTTGCGACGCAGACCCTTGCTCAAGGCATGACGGAGAATTAGACGTGATAGAAGATACTGTTTTGCAATGGGCGGCAGAACACCCGGAGCCGGTGTATCCGACGTGGGGTGAGTGGTTAACCGCTATGGGCGTATTATATCGCAAGAATCCTAACTACTACTACAGAGTATCTACTTATGCACAAAGCCCCATCCCCGCCGACATTGCGCAGAAGCTATGCTTGAAGCCGAAGGAGGGATGATGATTGTCAATAGTTATTATATGCGACGGGTGCAATAGGAACACGCAAGGCACATATTACGAGATAAGTATTGACGGAGAAAATAGGTTGCATCTTTGCGTCCACTGCCTTGATGGTATGATGAGAAAAATTTTCCATATGCACTATGATGACTTAGAAGAACGATATGTAGCAGATAGGAGTGGCTGCGAATGAGCGAGATTTTAAAGCGCGCACAATTCGGGGTATGGGTGTATTACCTTAACGACGAGGGGAAAGCCCGTTGGAAGTGTAGCGAGTGCGGCAAAATCTGCCATAGGAACCCGCACGATAAGAACTATTGCAGTAATTGCGGTGCAAAAATGCGCATGGAGGCGTGAAGCGTGAAACAAGAGTATCATAGCCGGGTTTATACGGATCGTCCGCCGTATGCCGATTATAGCGCGCCTCGTAAATTCATGGCAATACAAAGCATTATCGCAAAGCGGCTAATAGAACATCCAAACGCGATATGTTCTTATTCTGGCGGTTCTGATAGCGATATTATGCTAGACCTGATTGAGGCAACACGCGCCGAATTCAAATTACCGCCTATCACCTATGTGTTTTTCAATACTGGCCTTGAAATGAAAGCAACAAAGGATCACGTTAAGGAAGTATCAGAGAAATACGGTATAGAAATTAAAACGAAGCGCCCGAAAATCAGTATTGTAACAGCTTCACGCCGGTATGGTATCCCGTTTGTTTCAAAGATCATGAGTGGGGGCCTGTCTGAATGGCAGAAAAAAGGCATACCGTTGTCTATTGCTGATGAGTATGCAGAAGCGGTTGACAAAGCAGCAAAAAGGCGCGAACTAAAGGAACGCTATCCCAAATGCGAGAGCCTAATAAACTTTCTATGCTGCTGTAATGCAGATGGAGAGCCTAGGCCGAATATCCAGCTAGTTATTAATTCATCAAAGTATATGCTGGACTTTATCAAAGAAACGCCGCCAACTTTCCAGATAAGCGCAAAATGCTGCGATTATTGTAAAAAGCAAGTCGCCCATAATATCCAAAAAGATTATGAAATGATAATCACAGGCGAACGGCGCGACGAAGGCGGGATGCGTTCTGTACCACGGAAAGACAATACGGCTTTGTGTTTTGGCGAAACCGCAAGCGGACAATATCGTTTAAGACCTTTATATTATGTATCAGACAAAGATAAGGCATGGTATAAAGAATACTATGGCATTAAGTATTCAGATGCATATGAGGTGTACGGCTTAACTCGGACGGGTTGTTGTGGTTGCCCTATATCTTATAAGGCCGTTGAGGATTTGGAAAAAATACGGCATTATGAACCAAACGTAGTAAAAGCGGCATGGGCGATATTTGGAGATAGTTATCGATATAGGCAACAATACAACGATTATAAAGCAAGACGAAACAAGGAAACGCCGCGCGGAATGATCGAAGGACAACTAAGGATGGTGATTTAAATATGCCTACTATCAAAATCGCGTCAAATGATCCACGAATGATCGCAGGAATAGCTGACGGTGCGAACGCCGTTGCCCTCCGAGAAGCCAAAGCCGAAAACAAACAGCTTAAAGCGCGGGACGGTGTACGCCGTGAAGCCGATGAAAAGCGCTGGAAATCCACTAAGCGAAAGTTGGCAAGGAAATACAGAGTTAGGCCAGTAGGCAAGGCGAGAGGGGCCATTTTAGGCGCGTGGGCGCTATTGTGGCTTGACATTCTAGGATGGTATGACTATTTCAAACGTTTAAATAGGGGTGCGTGATATGGGCGGGCCGAACTATCAGTATTTGATTGATGATCCTCACATGATCGCGGTTTGCACGAATTGCCAAAAGGCCGATTGCGACGGTATATGCGAAGATTACAAGGATGCTTTTAGGGCCTATGTAGGATTGCCGCCTATAAAGCGTTATTTACGGCCTACGCTTAAGCCTAAGCAGAAAAAGCCTAAGAAGGTAAAACACACTTATGTGTACAACCATGATTTAACAGCATATGGAGAAACGCATACTTTGCGTGAATGGGCTGAAATTCTCGGTATTGAATACAATAAAATCTATATGAGGATGTATAGAGGTATGACGTTTGAGGAGGCGGTTTCAACAAAGGAACGTAAAATTTGTATAGGCCAGAAATACACAATAAACGGCGAAACGAAAACTATTAAGGAATGGGCCAAAGCTAAAGGCATAACGCCAAAATGCATTTATGTAAGGATGGAAAGAGGATATAGCATTGAAGATGCTATTATGATGCCGAAGGGAGGCTATTTACTTGATTGAGACTTTTGGAGAATATCAATTAGCCGCAAGGCGAACGCAGAACACAGAGTTACCGCTATGGGCGAAACGCGAACACGCGAAAATGGGGCTTGTGTCTGAGGTAGGGGAAATTATGGGCTTATTCCAGAAAACCTATCAAGGACATACTTTCGATGAATCGGCGCTAAAACTTGAAATCGGTGATTGTTTCTGGTTTCTCTCCGAATTGTGCGACTGTTACGGCTGGACGCTTGACGAAGTGTTGCAAGCGAACATTGATAAATTGAAGATCCGCTATCCTGAGCGTTTCAAGCCAGAGCAGAGCATTAACCGCATTGAATACCGGGATAAGCAATTGGAGGGCCATAGGAAATGACGTTGAAAATAAAAGACGTTAAGAAGGGCCTCAAATGCTGCTCAAAATTCCCGTATAAGTGCGATAAATGCCCGTATAGGGCAGAAACCATTAATAACATGGTTGTATGTATGGAAACGCTACACAAACACGCGCTTGTTATTGTTGCTTGGCTGGATAAGCAGATTGAGGGAGTAAAACCAAAACCTGATTGATAAAGGGGCTTGGCAGTATGTTTGATGACTTCCGTTTAACCATGATCCGAGAACTTGCTTGCGCTGGCCTTGACGCTGAGGCTATGCGGGCAGTTATGGCTATTGTGGACAGGATCGGCGGCGAGTTCGATGTAGAGCGTAAGCAGACGGCGCTTGTGCCTATCGCTCAGACGGCGCAATATCTGTTAGCTGAGTATTTAGCTTGCAAATCTCTTGAAGGATACTCACGCGAAACAATTTATAACTATCGCGTTACCTTATCGCGGTTTCTTGCGGCTATGAAGTGCCAGATATGTGAGATTAAGGCTAATGATATTAGGGCATATCTGTACAGTTACCAGAACGCGCGCGGGATTAGTAACCGAACGCTGGATAAGCATAGGACTACAATAAGCGGTTTCTTTCACTGGGCGCATATCGAAGGAAAGATAGACAATGATCCGTCAATCGCAATAAGGCCCATTAAATATACTGTCAAGCCTAAGCCGTCTTTATCGCAACTGGAAATGGAGAACGTGCGTAAAAGGCTAGGTGACCCGCGCGAACGCGCGATTATAGAAATTCTATATTCCACGGGATGCAGGGTTTCCGAACTATGCAACCTCAAAAAATCGGACGTTGATTTTGATGAGTTCACGGTTCAGATATTTGGTAAGGGAGGCAAATACAGAACAGGATACCTAAACGCTAAAGCTATTGTCGCGCTGCGTGACTATTTGGACTTGCGAGAAGATCATAGCGAATATTTGATAGTAAGCGAACGCAAGCCGCACGGCCAACTAAAGCGCGCTGCCGTGGAAAAGATCGTTAGGCATATTTCAGAACGTGCATATAGCCTAACCGGAGTTAATATCACGCCGCACATATTTAGGCACACGACAATTAGCACGGCCTTACGAAACGGGATGCCTTTGCAAAAGGTTTCTAAGATGGTTGGACATGCAGACGTAAAGACAACTATGTATTATGCTCAGATCGACAATAGGGATATACAATACGACCACGATAGATATGTGATTTAGGAGGTAAACACATGGATAAAGAGGTTAAGCTAACACAGTGCGATATGATCCTTGCCTATATGCGCAAGCATGGCGGCATAACTCAGGGTGAGGCGTGGGACTTGGGTATAGCGCGCCTTGCGTCCAGAATAAACAACCTAAGGAATAAGGGCTATGCTATTAAGACTGTTCCCGTGAAAAAGCGCGTAACTCGGTATGGGAAAATAAAGGTTATTCGCTATGCCCGCTATGAATTGGAGGTTGCATAATGAATCTGGATAGGTATAGGCGCAATATCACATGGAACTCATATTATTATGCTATCGCTAATGGATTTATTACTGACTTGCGCCAAAAGCTTATGGCTGGAACGATAAGCTATAAAGAGTTCAAGGATCTTAAAACCATGGCTATTAGCGGGAACTTGAAGGGCGCGAAACAGGCATTAATAGATATAGAGGTTGCCGCTTATGACCGCTAAAGAATACCTAATGCGCGCGTGGCAGATCGAAAAACGCATAGACGCGCGCATAGAAGAGCGCGAACGCATAGAATCGCGGCTAACCTCTCCGAGAATGACAAACCTAACCGGGATGCCGCGCGGCGGCGGTAGCGATTGGACTAACGCTGTTATAGCTGTTTCAGAACTAACACAGGATATAACCAACGAAATAATAGACCTTTGCAGGATCAAACGTGAAGTGATAGAGGCTATAGAGGCCGTGGAAGATTCAAGGTATAGGCGGGTTCTTGAACTGCGCTATAGAAACTATATGACATGGGATGCTATAGCAAAAACCCTAGGCTATGAGCCGCGCAATGTTTACATCATTCACGGGAAAGCGCTGCTAAAGGTGAGAGTGCCAAAGGATTTGAAATGATTATTGGGTTGCATGATTCAGATAACGGAAGGGGATCATAGAAAATGATTAAGTATATTTTATCATTCATCTGTCTTATTATATTTGTTATTCGGCTTATAATGGGCGCTGAAATTGATGGCGGTATGCTTATGTTATGGATTTCTGCATGGGGCACGGCGATAAGCGCAAAGCTGGATAATAAATAACTTTGCATTGTATTTCAGTATCAGTATATGCTAAAGTATAAGATGCAAGGCGGCGGGATGAAAAGGCCCGCCGTTTTGTTGTGGGCTGGGAGTGCATTATTGTACGGGATTAAATGCGCCGGTGCTTTTAGTTTCTTCACATCGGCGCGCCCTCCTACGTCGGTGGGGGCGTTGGTTGTATTGGTTTCCGGGTGGGTTGCCTTGGGAACCTCCTTTCAGAATAGGCTATAAGCCGAGGCGTATGGGGTTGAACCCTTTCTCCAATAGCCGCCCGCCTGTTGTTACTATGTGGATTGCTAGGACAATTAAAGGCGGGCTATTCTTTTGAACTATGAAGGAATACGCGAAGGGATTCTATAAAAGTAAGGCGTGGAAGGAATGCCGCGCGGCCTACGCTAAAAGCGTTGGAGGGTTATGCGAGGTTTGCCTTAAATCGGGAATATATCGAGCTGGTGAGATTGTTCATCATAAAGAACACATAAGCCCGGATAATATCTCAGATCCGCGAATAATCCTAGACTGGAATAACTTACAGCTAGTTTGCCGCGATTGCCACGCCGCATTGCATCCGAAACACAGAGGGCGGCGCTATAAGCTGGATGAACTAGGACGGGTTATTTGCATAGGTGAATGATATGAAATATATCATTATGTGCGGCGGTAAGTACAGATCATGGGCGCAACCGCGCCAGCTTTTGAAGTTTAACGGGGAGCCGATTGTGTGCCGCACGATTAGGCTATTAGCTGAGTTCGGTATTACTGACATAGCGATTAGCAGTAATAATCCCGGTTTTGAAGGTTTGGGTGTGCCGGTGCTGGAACATAAGAATAGCTATGACACGATAGCTTATAATGAATCGTTCGGACATTGGTGTGATTGCTTCTATCCTACGGATGAACCCACTTGTTATCTATTCGGGGATGTAGTGTATTCAAGGCCAGCTTTGCTAAAGATAGTTCAAACAAAGATTGATGATATAATGCTATTCGGTTCCGCGCCTCCGTTTGCTATGGAGTATCCTAAACCATGGATTGAACCTTTTGCTTTTAAGGTAGTAGACACGGGACATTTACGAAGGGCCATAGAAGATGTTAAGCGCCTAGACTACGAAGCGAAGTTTACTAGACGGCCTATCGCTTGGGAAGTATGGAACGTTATAAGCCGTGGGCCTGACGGGGACGTGACAACAATAGACTATAGCTCATACGTCCACATTAACGATTGGACTTGCGATATAGATAAACCCTCAGAAATTCCGCTGTTAGAGTTTATCGCAACGCAGTTTGGCGACGAATGAGGCCCCCATATTACAGAAATGTTACAATATACCGTGGGAC